ATCAAGTGATGCAGTTAAACATATCTTTACGTCTAACTTGTTACGTCAGACAGCATTAGATAGTTTGCAAGGACGTGGTCCTAGCCAAATCTTTACACCTGTTGTAAGCCTGCCAGAACTAGAAGCTCTAGTCTACAACTGGACATTCTTTGAAACTAATATTCACAGCCGTAGTTACAGCCACATCATCCGTAACATCTACAACGTGCCTAAGGAAGTGTTTAACACCATCCATGACACTAAAGAGATTGTAGACATGGCATCAAGTGTTGGCAACTACTACGATAAATTGCATGTTCTAAACTGCAACAAAGAAGCAGGATTCCATGTTGATGAATTTGAACACATCAATGCTATCTACCTAGCACTACACGCAAGTTATGCCTTAGAAGCATTCCGCTTTATGGTATCATTTGCAACAAGTCTAGCAATGGTAGAGAATAAAATCTTTATTGGTAATGGCAACATTATCAGTTTGATCCTACAAGATGAATTGCTACATAAAGGATGGACTGCTTTCTTAATCAATCAAGTGGTCAAGGAAGACCCTCGATTTGCCAAGGCAGCACAAGACTGCCAAGAAGAAGTAATACAGATCTATAAGGATGTTATTAAAGAAGAAAAAGAATGGGCAGACTATCTATTTCAGAAAGGCCCTGTCATTGGATTGAACGCAAACATTCTTAAAGACTTTGTGGATTATACTGCTTCTGTATCATTAAAAGAAATTGGAATTAAATATTGGGCATCTGCACCAAAAACAACACCAATTCCTTGGTTCAATAAACATAGCGACACAAGTAAAAAACAAAGTGCGTTACAAGAAACTGAATCAACAAGTTATGTAATTGGTGTTATGTCAGATGCAATTGACTATTCGGAATTACCGACTATATAATCATGTATAAAGTTTTTTATAAAAAAAGATCGCCATATGAAAATTGGCAAGCAGTTGGGACCTATGGTTCAGAGCAATCAGCTATCGCCGCAGCAATGAATAAGAAAAAACAAGGAGCATTGCTAGTGCGTGTAACTGATAAATCTGGAAGTGTAGTTTTTACAAATTAAAAAGGAAGTGTAAATGAAAGCGGTAGTATGGAGCAAATATCATTGCCCTTATTGTGATCAAGCAAAGGCATTGTTAACACAAAAAGGAATTCAGTTTGAAGAAAGAAAAATTGGAGATGGTTATACAAGGGAAGACTTGTTAGAAGCTGTACCCACAGCTCGAACCGTTCCTCAAATCTTTTTAGATGAAGAATTAGTTGGTGGTTTCCAAGAATTAAAGAAAAGGTTAGAAAATGTTAATTGATAAAGGTGTATCAGAAGGTGAAGTTGTAACAATTAAAATGTCAACAGGTGAAGAGCTTTTAGCAACATATGTTGAAGGTACTCCAAATGGACATAAGGTTAAAAGACCTATGGTCTTGAGTGTTTCGCAAAAAGGTATTGGAATGATGCCTTATATTTTTACGGTACACCCAGATAAAGAAATTGTTTTTAATTCTGCAACTATTATGGCTCTTGTGCCTACAGAAAAAGATTTTGCAAACCAGTATCTACAAAGTACTACGGGGATTGCATTGGCTGGAGTTTAATATGCCAGGGATATCTAGAGTAGGAGTTGATGCAGCCGGAGGAACTATTGTAGGAAACCTTGCACCTACGGTTAAGGTAAACGGATCTCCTGTTGCGGTTAAAGGTGCTGCGGTATCTGGACACGGACGATCACCTCACTCTAGTCCAGTTATGTCGGGTTCTTCGGGAACGGTAAAAGCAAACGGCATTGCAATTTGCAGAGCAGGCGATACCGCCACATGCGGTCATGCTGCTAGCGGTAGCGGAGATGTGAAAGCAGGTTAATATGAAAAAGTTTTTTTGGAATGTATTAGGGTTTTTATCATTGGGGATGGCCTATATCGGAGTTGTTACTCCCGGTATTCCTTATAGTCCCTTTGTAGTATTTTCTGCCTATTGTTTTAGCAAGGGCAGCGAACGTATGCACAAGTGGATCTACAATCATAAGATCTTTGGACCGTTCCTTACTAATTGGAACGAGAAACGTGTGTTCCCACAGAAGATGCGTTATCTAATGTTTTTTATGATGAGTCTAAGTCTTGTGTTAATGTATACAGGAGGAGTTAAACCAATTGGAATTATCTCAACTGCTATCTTTATGGCCCTTGTGGCTGTTTGGGCTTGTCGTTATCCTAACAGCGTTGAAGAACATGATCGTAGAAAAGCTGAAGGAAAAAAAATAGGATGGATTAAATGATTAGGGGGAGTGTGCATCATGTCTGGCCCATTCCTCTTTATCAATCTCGGTTAGATCCAGTTGATCCTATTACCTATGCATATCTAGTTAATCAAGAATTTAGTAATTTTGGCGATGAAAGTTTTACACACTTGGAAACGCCAAATAGATTTTTATTAAACTTACCAAAATTAAACAAACTAAAATCTCAGATACAAGAGCATATAGATTATTTTGTTCACGATGTAATAGGAGCGAGCCGGAATCAAAAATGGGAAATTACAACTAGTTGGATTAACAAATCTTTCCCTAATGGTTATCATCCCAATCATTGGCATAGTAATGCATTAATTAGTGGTGTTTGGTATATGAAGGCTCCTAAGGATTGTGGAGATATAGAGTTTCATAAAGATCGCGGGCATACAAATCTTTGGCGTGATACATTTTGTATAGACTTTGAAAAAACCACAACCTATCAATCTCCTGTTTCTATTGAACCTGTAGAAAACGAATTGCTTATGTTTCCTTCTTTATTAAATCACAATGTTGCACAAAACAAATCTAAAGAAGAAAGATATAGTCTAGCATTTAATGTTTTTCCTCGAGGAATAATTGGGCAAGGCGGAAATAGTGAAATTACACTATGATGGATTATTCTGTTACACCCTTGTTCCCTGTTCCTCTTTACAGAACTCCGTTGGGTAGTTTAGAAAAACATATTAGAGAATTAATTAATACTCTTGAATTTGAAGAGATGCCTTCTAAAAACGGACATTACACCGTTAACAAATATATTTTAGATCAGGAACAATTTGCTCCGCTAAAGAAAAGAATACAACAGCACGTAGATAATTTTCTTTATGAAGTTTTGGGTTGCGATAAAAATTTACAATTTCAAATACAGAACAGCTGGATCAATAGACATCAATTGAATGACTGGGCAGAATCGCATAGGCATAACAACAGCCTCATCAGTGGAGTTTATTATATCGATGTTAATGACGAATCTGGTGCAATAACCTTTTTAAAAGATAAAAGTCATTATAATCTTTGGCCTGAAATGATCGACGTTGAAATTGATCAAACAAAATTAAATTTTTTTAATGCTCAAACTTGGGATGTTATTCCAAAGAAGAACGATCTTGTTATGTTTCCTTCTTTGTTATATCATTCAGTAAGTGAAAATAAATCAACCAAAATAAGGTATAGTTTAGCCTTTAATGTATTTCCAAGAGGAACATTGGGCGGTTCTATAAACACGTTAAAAATATGAAATGCGAACAAGGCGACATTGCCAAAATCATTATGAGCCTTCGTCCACAAAACATAGGCAAAACCGTTTTGGTAGAAAATTATATTGGACACTTTAAACAAGGTGAAGAATTTGATTTTCGTGGTATTATATGTAAAGCACAGATTACAGATCATTATTGGTGGATTAGCACCGACCACGGACTCCAAAATATGCTAGGCGATACACCCAAAGCATACATCCCGGACACTTGGCTTGAGCCTCTTCGTCCAAACAAACTTAGCCAAAAAGAAGAAGAAAAACTTGACTTAACTGCTTAACGGTAGCATAATTACCCTATGCGCTAGTAGCCAAGTGGAACGGCAGGAGCCTCTAAAACTCCAGAAGCGTGAGTTCGATTCTCACCTAGCGCACCAAAGGATTTATATGCAGTTTAAAACCAAAGAAGAAGCAGAAGCATTCGTTCGCAAGATCATGGGACCTCCTAAGCGTAGGCTAGAAGGTGCTGAACACGATCGAGTTTGGTTAATGCTGCAAATGACAGAACCGGTCAGAGAGACTAACAATCAACATAGCTGGTGTGCAGAATACAACATTGGCGGAATAATGTACGATGTGCATTATTTCCCAGAAGAAGATCCGTTTATAGAGCAGTATCTATAAATAGATGCGTGGGAAGGTCCCACAACCAACACTCTTTAAATGATAGGTACTTAGAGTGTGTACCGTAAAAGGAGAAAGTAATGATGTACGAATCAAAATTAGCCGCGGCTATCAAAGTTAAAGGCAAAGTCCTAAGAGAATTTAAGGACACCGTTTATGTTCCGTTTGGATCAGAATATTCAATACTACTTAAGAATCTACATACGACCCGTGCTGTCGTTAACGTATATATCGACGGTGATGATATGGTCCCTGGTGGCATTGTTCTTAACGCTGGACAAGAAGTCGACCTCGAGCGATCAGTCAAAAACGGCAATCTCACAGAAGGCAACAAGTTCAAGTTCATCGAAAGAACAGGCGCAGTGGAGCAACACCGAGGTGCCAAACTTGAAGACGGACTGGTAAGAATCGAATTCCAATTTGAACAGCCTGTTCGTCCAATTACCTGGACAACTAATACTGCCTATTACGGCGATAATAAAATCTACCCACAAGGCGGAATTCTGCGTGGATCTACAGCAGATTGGGCTGCACCGGCAGGATCAGTAACCTGTTCTGCAACTATGGATAGTTATAGTACAGCATCTGCTCAGGCATTTGTTAATCAAGTTAACGATGTTGGCATTACCGTTCCAGGTAGCAAGAGTGAGCAAAAGTTTACCACTACCTATGTAGGTGCATTAGAAAGTACTAAACATTCTATGGTGTTTAAGATTTTGGGAGGAGAAGCCGTTAAAGAAGCTGTTACGGTTAAACATAAACCAAAATGCGTAACCTGCGGTAAACAGAATAAGGCAACTGCTAAGTTCTGCGTAGAGTGTGGCACAGCACTAGAAATTTTTGCTTAATCTGTCCAAAGGGCCTTGACTGGCCCTTTTAATGGCACTATAATTAAATCGTTGTTTAAACTAATTGAAAAGACTCAGATGACATATTTCCTAAAACAAGGCAATTCATATACCGTTAGCAAAAAAGAATCTCTTGATCTTCATGAGCACCTACCTGCTGGCAATTATGTTATTAAGAAAAACGAAATGACTGGTCAATTGTATCTTGAAGCAATTGATAAATTTGCAATTGGTAGCAAAGTCTACGGAGACACTATTAAACGTGCAGATCGTATTCTTAATACATTTCAAAGTCGTCCTTCTACTACCGGTGTAATGCTTACCGGAGAAAAAGGTTCTGGCAAGACCTTGCTGGCTAAGATGCTGTCTGTAAAAGGCTATGAGCAAGACATTCCTACTATTGTAATTAATGCTCCTTGGTGTGGAGATTTGTTTAATGCGTTTATTCAAAGTATTGAACAACCGTTGATTGTAATTTTTGACGAGTTTGAAAAAGTATACGACGAACAAGAGCAAGAAGCTATGCTTACACTCCTTGACGGTGTGTATCCAACTAAGAAGTTGTTCGTGCTAACCTGTAACGACAAATGGCGTGTGAATAGTCATATGCGTAATCGTCCAGGCCGTATCTTCTATTCACTAGAGTACAAAGGTCTTGATGCAGATTTTATTCGTGAATATTGCCATGATAACCTTAAGGCTAAAGAGCATATCGAAAAGATTGTAGGTATTGCAGGAACTTTTGACGAGTTCAATTTTGACATGCTTAAAGCACTTGTTGAGGAAATGAATCGTTATAACGAAACTCCTCAAGAAGCAATGAGTATGCTTAATACCAAACCCGAATATGGTGACAGCTCTAGCTATACAATCAAGCTGGTCGTTAATGGCGAAGAAGTCAAAGACACTAGCTACGAGGAAAAAGAGTGGCACGGTAACCCGCTTAACAAGAGTGTTAGCGTTAGCTACAAGGTGGTTGAGCAAGAAGGTACTGATGAGGAAGTTTGGGATTGGGAAAGTGTTCGTTTTAGCCCTGCTGAACTTAAGAAAATCGATGCCAACGGCACTAAGTATGTCTTTACAAAAGACGATGGTGTGAGCTTGATCCTTACTAAGGTTAAGACCAAAGGTTACTCTTACTGGGATGCCTTTTAATAAATAACAAGTCCTGGACACGCGGACTTAAAAACGAGGTGGGAGACAGGTGGAAGCCCTGCACTTTTAAAGGAAAATAAAATGACAAAATAGATTGAATATGCTTGTAAGGATGTAGTGTTCCATTTTAATAAAAAACACTTAGAAGACCAAACCGTTCCCATGTGGGTCTTAAAATTTCATGGTGAAACATTGTATGTTAATCACGTAGACTGCTCAGTTCCTTGGAGTACTAAGGAAACACCTGATAATAGTCATACTAAAGGTAGCATCAAAGTCAAGGACGTATTGTTACGTGTCAATGACAACAACGAAGCTACAATCTCCACACTAACTATCTATGACAAATATCGACTTCGTAATCAGAAGTTAGGTATCACTCGAATTATGTTCAGTCCGGGTACGGCTTTTCATAAAGCTCTCCAAAAAAATGAGTTTAAACATAGTCCGTTTAAAACTATACAAGGTCGATGTAGTAGTTCGTTTGTCATCTGTGATCTATTAAACAAAGCAGAAGTCACAATGGCTGGATTAAAGTTTATGGGGCAGTTTAGGATTGTCAAACCAAACGAGAGTTATTTCCAAGAGTATGATGAAATTAAAGGAGATAACATTCCTGTAGACTATAGTCATCCTAGTACACCTTTTGAGTATTCATAAGATTGACAAATTTTTAAAAAGGCCTTAAAATAGTTAAATGATATTACATGCATTTGGTGATAGTTTTGTTTCGGGGTACCAGGACGATTTTATCCATATATTAGGATACGATCCTGGTCACGGAATGGAATTTGAAGAACGAGAAGAATATCTAAAATACAATGTAAGTTTTGCAGCATTAATTGCCAAACATCTTGGATTTAAATTTAAAAATTATGCAGAAAGAGGGAGTGGAAATTTTCCTCAGCTTGATAAATTAACAACAAGATTGCGAGCCGGAAAAATAAAATCTGGAAACATTGTATTATTTGGAATTACAACGCCAATTCGAGATAGACTTTTTTTTGCCGAAGATGTTAAAATTCATAATGAAGAATTAAGTGGACCAATTTTAATCGATAGAGAACTAATAACATCTCAAAGATTAGACAAAGTAATTGATTCTGATTATTTTTATATTCTTTGTATATTAGAACAACTTGAAAGAATTTTTGGAATAAAAATAATTAAATTTAATCTATTTGGAACACCTCCTCCCGTTCCTTATAATTTTATAAATTATATCAACGAAGGAACATTAATTGATATTTTAAATGATACATGGGGGCAAAAAATAAAAAATCAGTATCATACCAATATTGATGTTCCGGCGGGTTACGAAAATTTGTATACTTTGAAAAAACATCCGTCGATTGAAGGGCATAAAAAAATAGCATCTTGGTTTATTAATAATGTTAAACTATAATTGTTAAATATAAGTTATTGCTGTATGAAGCAGATAGAAAAGTGTTCTGGACGCGGGTTCGACTCCCGCCTGGTCCACCAGAGAGAGCATTAGAGAACCGTTACTAAGGGCTTTGGCCGCGGTGTAGCAGACGTCATGCTAGTGTTCTCCCTAATGGGCCAGTCAAGGTTTCGACAGGGCAAAGAGTAAGGAAGTGGACAGCA